TACCAATTTCAATGCGTCCGTTTGCAACGATATTGGCACGAAGTTCTACTGTGCCACTCTCGTGGAATCGCATTGCTTGTGATGGATAAACCAAAGCATGCTTGGCGTTAGCATCATCACCTGTGTAATTAGGGCTTACAACTAAATCAAGTCCAGCAACTGTGCCGTTTGTTGATCCTTGTGTAATCACGCCGGCAGCGTTTTGTGGTGCTGCTGCTGCAAATAGTGGACGGGAATCAGCTGTTGCTGCAAGCAATCCAGCAAAGTCAATTCCGTTTGTTCCACCTGAAGGAGCAACCAATAGTCGGTTAGGTGTAAAGCGCATTACGCCATAGGAATCAGAAATTCCATCAACGATTGATGCGTAGATTGATGCGCCAGTTGATGCACTTGCATTCTGTGATGCAATTTGTGCAGCATATTGATCGGTCTTTTGTGCATAAGATGCAGCTAACTCACGAACCAATAATTCTGCGAATGCTGGGTCTGAACGATCAAACAACTCAACATTTACAACATTTGCTCCAGCAAACTTGACAATTGTGTCCTCTTGGAATGTAACAGCGGTGTCAGTTGATGAAAACTCTGAACCTTCTGAAGTTACTGCAACAGTTGCTTGTGTGCCCAACTTAGGTGTGAAAATTTTCATTCCTGTTGCTGGTAGTGGTGCTCGCTCGATTGAATCGATAAATGGACGGCTTGAATCAATTATGCCGATTAGATCACGCAGATAATTTGGTGGAACAGTTCCGGTGTTCTCAGTAACTGTTGCAATCTGTAATGCTGCAAGTAGGTCACGAGCATCATTGTCGCCACCCAATGCTTTAATTTGTGCGTTTAGATATTGTCCTGCTGTAACATTTGTATCAACACGAGGCTTTGTATATGCCATGTATTGAGCAGTTACAACTGGAGCTTGTGATGCTTCTACCGCTTCGGTTGCGATAGGAGCTTCTGATGTTGTATCAGACACTTTGTCCTCCTGTGTTGTAGTTTCCTCAGCGGTTGCTTCGGAATTCTCTGGTGTTTCGCTAGCTGCTACCTCAGCAACTCGTGCGCTGCTTATAGCCGGTTCGGTGACAAGTGATACCTCTTGCAAGGAACTTGACTGGATGCGTAGCACTCCATCCTCGTTTTTCCATTCGTTGATTTTGACACCAACGCTAAATCCATCTCTTAAACCTGTGGCTGCTTCCTCAAGAGCATCATCAGCTGCAAAAGTCTTGGCCAATTTGAATGTGGCTTCTAAGCCCTGCTCTGTGGCAGTAATATCAACCAATTTGCCTAGTGGCTTTGTGCGCTCATGCTCAAGTAATAATTTGACAGGCTTTGAGAAGTCAATGCTGTCTTTTTCGAATACTGTTAATCCTGCGCTCGTTGAACCTTCCTCATTCCAACTTACAATGCGACCAGTTAAGGTTCGCTTATTTGTATCGGCAGCCGTTATCTCTATTGGGAAATTAATCTTCATCGGATTAAATCCTCCTCCTCTTGGATTTGCTCAACGCTCATTGCGCCAATGCGATTTAGGATTTCATAAACTTGAGCACGCTCTAATGCTGAACCTCTCAAGAAATCATCAATGTCAAATCGGATTTCCATGCCATTTGGCACAAAATCCGGTTGGCTAAGTCTTTGTTCAATTGCTGTAAGTATTGGACGAAGTGAAAAGTCAATTAATGCTTTTCTTTCGGCTGTCATGTTTGAATAAGTCATTGAGGTAGTTTCAGCAGATACAAAACTTGCCGGAATGCCGCTTGCTCTGCTAATTTCTAGAGCGAGGTATTGACGGGCTTCATTGAGTTGAAGTTTTGCAGGGTCAAAACCTAATGCTTGTAATTCAACATCAGCATTTAAGAATGCAGTTGCTCTTGTCGATCTTGACACTCTCCATGATTCTAATAACTTTGTAATTCGCTCTGGAGTAAGGTTTGTGCCATTTGACTTCAATACCATTTGTGGCATTGGCTCTTTTGCATACATCTCAGCTGCTTTTTCTAATTCTGCTGCTGCTTTAATTGTGCGACCTGCACGATTTAGAATTCCTTCATCTAAACCATTAAAAACTATTAGTGATCCATTTCCAAATGGTGGCACTCTTTTTCCGTCAACTGTGTAGTATTCGATTTCTGTTGAATTTCCATTAAGTGAAGCAAAAACTCTGTTTGGTGCAATTCTTGTCCATGCTCTAATTCTTGATGCATCAGTAGCGGAGTAGCTGTCCATTTGCATTCCATAGCCGACCCCGTATAGCAAAATGTCCTCAGCCAACCAAGCATAAATTGCTGATCCGGCAACTCTTGGATCTGGTTGCATAATTACTCTATTTGGTCTTATATGTTCATTTGTAAAATGATTGTATTGCTCAAGCGGTAAAGATCCGACAGTTGAACAAATTATATTTCTTGCACGAGCACCGGAAGGAATAGCCATATATTGTTCACGAGTTGCAGTTGTAGTTCCAAATAAAATTCCGCCAACTAATTGTTGAGCGTTGTAAGGTGCTAATGCAGCTGCAACATCAACTTGCGAATTTGGTTGATTTGATTTAGCGGTAAAACGATCGAATAATCCCATTAGCACATAATATACCATAAATACAAATTATCCGACTTGAATATCAATCTCCGTTTCAGGTTGTGTCGCAAAATAGGTTGCAAGTGCGGAAGCGACAGCTGCACAAACTGCCACTCTGCTTGCACGCCTTCCAATAACCCAACTGCCATCCCCAAATGGCAATTTGGCTGCTGAAAGTGTTTGTTGGGTCAATTCCTCCTGACCCCCATGCTGTAATCGATGGGAATTTATTGCGCCCAGCCACCGATCACAACTTTCTGCATAGATTGCGCCATCCATGTCAGTTATGGGAATTCCAGCCGGAACTAGCCGACTTGCGACAGCTTGTGCAGTCCGTTTGGAATACGCCACAGTTTGAGTGTTATATCGTCTTACATAAGGAGCAATATCATTTGCAACCGCTAAATCATTTAGGCTGTAATCATTTGACCAAGTGTGAAGTAAAACTAAATTAAATCTTTCTCCCGATAGTTTCTGAGTTGCAACTAATGCGCCAAATTTTCTATCAGGCGATAAATCAAGTCCTAGCCAAGTTGGTGCTTCCGGATCTAAAGGTATTGGATTGGTCTGACATAAAGCCCACTTTTGTGCATCGATGGCTGAATTAATTGTATCTACCCATTGCGCCAAAACCTCAGTTCGCACAATATCCGGTGGATCGTTAATAACTGCTTTCAAGTTGTCCGGATGAATTGTAATTCCTAATGATGGATTGGCTTGAGCGAAAGCATCCCAATTAATCTCACCTGACGGAAGCAAGATAGGTGCATCGGGTTCAGCACTCCACTCAAACCAACCAATCGGATCATTGGTCGTGGCTGACGCCAATGCCCTCTCACGCAATTTGTTTAGGATTACGGAATGCTGATCTCCTGCTGATGAATAGATCCATACCTGCGGATTCTTAGCAGCCATCATGGAATAACGCATTGATGACCAAGCATCTTCATCCTTGTATTCTCTTAACTCATCAAGATGGATCGTTTCGGGTTTGCTTAAACCTCTAGCTGCATTATTGGCAGCCTTTACAACAAATCTCCTATTGCCAAACAATTCGATTTCCTCAGCACCATGTTGCCATCGGATTTTCTTTACTTCTTTTTCAAGTCTTGGATTTGTTTCGATCAAGCCAACGATGTGTCGAAAGGTTTCAAGTGATGTTGTAAGTCTATGAGCCGATGCAAGCTGTAATCCTTCACCCCAAACAAACATGCCAGTCAAGATCCGGAGCATCATCAGCGTGGACTTACCTTGCTGCCTTGCCATAATCAAACCCAGTTCAGAATGAGCCCACCTGCCATCCTCACGCACCTTGTGTCCATGAATGCAAACATACCGCTGCCATTCCATAAGGTTGATGCCCAGTTCGGTGGCAAGGTCGATCATGTCTTGACCTTTTGAAGGTAAATCAGTCAGTTTTGAATGAATTCGTGGAGTTTGCACACCTCCTAAACCTGAATAGGTCGGATCTGTCAAGATCTCTCCGGTTTGTAAATTAATCAAAGCGATTCAGTCTGAGCGTGGGCGATCGAGGTGTTTTGTGGGTTAGAAAAGGAACG